GAAGGTTACCACTGTAACTGCTGATGAATGTCAATGGATGGAATACACTCTATTCAACAAATCCGCAGAGTTCGCTAAAGACGACTTGAACTACAATCAAATGTTCATCGCATCTATCGACAACGCCCTATCTGAAAAACTTCGTCGTCAAGGCTTCCTAACCCTGACAACTGTATATGATGCATTAAAAATCCCACTCACTCGTCCACAACGTCGTGCTGGCTCTGAGCTTGGCTGGACTGACCATGACTTATTTGCACTTGATACGCATGTGGTTATGGTACGTGACGAAAATGGATACGCATATCCTGTACCTGTAGTCGAATTTGAACCTGTCCGCGATATCACATCAAGTGTTGACTATGCTAGTGATATTTCTGACTACTTTATCTAAAAGGAGAACAAACATGAAAACATCTGACATCATCAAAATTGGCGCTGGCATTTTCGGGATTATTAATCTCGGATATGTCGGCTATTCTTTAGTTAAGAACTACAAGGACTACAAGAACCAAACCGGCGCTTATGCTCCTGAACAAGAAGAAGTTACTTCACAAATCGACTTGTTTGACGGTATGGAAGCTGGGCTTGAAGAAGTTGAGCCTGAAATCGTGGTTGAAAAGAAACCTAAGCGCAAAATCAAGAAATCTGTATGGATTGGTATAGGGCTCTTGTCTGTTGCTGTTATCGGTGGATATTGCTATGGATACAAGTCTGCTTGGCGTAAAGGACAAGGTCTGCTTAAGGAAGAAGAGCTCAAATACGACCTTCTTGGTGTTGAGTATGATGATCTTAAAGCGCATCTTTCAGATACTATTGAAAAGTATGAAACTACTGTTGAAAAGGTCTCATCTAACGCTTTGGATATGCTACTTCCTAATCAACTTGAAACACGCTGGATTACAGTGAATGATGAAGGTTATGCACATTCCAACTACACACCTAAGGTTACCGATGAGCATTCTGCTGAAGATATCGCTGAGGCTGTCAAATCCACATGGGAAAAACTCTATGAGCCCGTGGTAGTTGTGCCTGCTGTAGAAGAAGCTTAATCTTATTTAGGATATAGAGAGTAAAGGACTAGGCCGGACAACTTCGAGATTCCCGGTCTTCCACTGTATCCTCAGGAGGTATACTATGAGTGATATCACAATCGGACTACAAAGTCAAGAAAAGGTTGTTCTTAATTACGATGAGGACAATGACAAATTCTCAGTCGCTGTTGAGGATAACTATGACTCAACAATGAGTGTAGAATTAACTGAAGAAGAACTGAATATGGTTAAGGGTTGTATCCAAGCCATTCTTGAAAGGAAATAATATGAATAAGGAAAAAGTAATTCTCGGTGCGGTTGCTGCTGTAGCTACGGCCGGACTTGGTTACTTCGTATTTAGACTAGTTAAGGAAGCGAAACGGCAAATCGCTGAAATTAAAGAAGAAGCCGAACGCGAAAAGGACGAACTTAAGGATATTATTGCCAATAAAGACGTCCAACTAGAACTTATGGAAGAAAACCTGTCCCAGCTCACATCTGGAACAATTGACGAAAACTGGGCTATTGCAGAAGCACAAATCGCTCAGGAGAACGCAGAACTTGAAGAAATGCGCGCTCGTCAGCAACGCAATATTTTCACAGACAATCCAGAGGCTGCCGATATCCACTCTCCCAGTGAGGAAGAAGATTATCACGCAGGCGCTCAACAAACAGCAGAAGAAGAAGTTGTCCACCATAATGTCTGGCAAGAAAACGAATATTTTAATACAGGAGAAGCTGATATCCCGTATTTCATCATTGAATCAGCAAAAGAATTGAAAGGAAATGAAGGACAATCCATGCGACATGACACAGACCCTAACAGTGTAGCGGCCTGGGAACAATACAAAGCCGTAATGATTAGCGAGCTTTACGATGATGGCCCTACTGTAGCAAACGATACTTCCAACCGGTATAATTTAGGTATCCTTGTTACTACATCTAACCTTGATGCAATTATCGACCGCTTCTCACAACTCCTTGAAGTGAACGACACTAAAGTTGTACAACCATACAATGCGTTTGACAACAATATCTTTGAGGAAGTATATGAACGCCGTGAAGATTTCTTCGGCCCAGACGCATATTACTCAACTACACAATTCCCAGTATCCTTCGGTGAAATCCTATACGAATTCGCTCAGAAATTTGTAGGCGATACTGAAGCAGGAACTCCGCTTGCATTTATTACTTATATGATGCACGAGTCTGGTATCCTTGACTGCGAAAACATTGAGCAACAGCTTCTCGTAATCTCTAAGGTTATGGAACACCGCAACGTTCAAAATATCGGAAATGGTATGAAGAAGCTTGGTATGTTCGGTCGTGTGGTAGACTCAGGTGTTGCTGAACTTACTGGACACGAAATCCGCCTGTTTACAGAATACAATGAATTCATTGGCCGCGCTTCAACATTCGAAGAAGAATGGAAAGCACAAAATGGCTTCGACGATGACGACGAATTCTAAGGTGGTGTTGTATGAAAAAGGAGTATATTGAAGTAACATATTCCTTTACCGGTGACGACTATGTTAAGGAGGTTATCCCTGCAGAGCAATACAAAGCTTTCAAGGAGGCATTTCTTAATAACACTGTGTTTGTTTTTGAATACGATAGAAAGTCACCAACATACCGCTCAGGCTTGAATATAAAAATGATTGATATGTCGAAGGTTGTTTGGATAGGATATTAGAGGAGAATTATATGACGGACAGAAAACCAGATTTCTTCAATATTACAGTTGAGGAATTATCTGGCCCTAATCGTAAAGCCGATGCCGTTATTTCCGCTGATTTCACATATCTAGATAACCAAGGAGGAGACGTTAAGGATATTGTTGTAAAAGGTGGTAGCTTTTATGCAATGTGGACTGGTGCGAATTGGTCAATGGAAAAGAACGATGTTGTTCGGGTTGTTGACCAATATATTTCGCATAAATTCCACGAATTGAAAGCTAAGGGATATGAAAAAGTATCTGTTAAATTCATGCAAAACGCAGGCTCAGGACTTATGCGTAATTTTGTCAAGTATTGTGAAGACGCACCTGAGTCTCTGCAGGTATTTAACAGTAAAATCTTATTCCAAAACCATAACGTTACACGGGAAGACTATTCTACTTTCCAACTACCTTATACACCAACACCTCAACCAACTCCTGCATTTGACGAACTTTCTTCTATATTATACGCACCAGACCAACTTGATAAAATCTTGTGGTGTCTAGGTGCCTTATTTACAGGAGAGATTGTTAATATTGAGAAATTCTTATTCTTATATGGCCCAGCGGGAACCGGTAAAGGAACAATAATTAAAATCATCGAGATGTTGCTTGGGCAATATATTGGTGGTATTGACTTGAAACAACTGACAAGTGGTTCAGAGTATGCAACAGGAACTCTACAAGAGCTACCTTTGTTGATTGATTCGGATACAGACTTGAGTCGAATTAAGAACGATACCCCATTGCTTAAAATTACATCTCATGAAGAAGTATTTGTACGTAAGCTATATCAAAGACCATATCCCGTAACATTTAAAGGTCTCATCATCACTGCATCAAACCAGCGTGCGCAATTCCGTGACTCAGACTCTGGTATTGTCAGACGTCTGCTTAAGGCGGTACCAACAGGTCATCTAATTGCGGGCCCAAGGTATAAGGAACTGATGAATAATATCCAGTTCGAGCTAGCGGGTATTGCGCAGAAATCCATTGATACATTTTCTCGTTTAGGCGCATTCCACTACGCTAACGATATCGATGTTGAGATGCTAGAATACGGAGACTCTATATTTGAGTTTGTCCGTGAGAATGTATTGATGATGCAGAATGACCCAACGCTGTCTGAAGTAGAGCTACTTTATAAAGGTATGCTTGAAGATAGAGGCTGGGATATCAACGGGTATAAGAACCGTCTGCGATTAGGCTTACAGCGATTTTTCGAAACTTATACCAAAGACACTAAAGACGGTGAAGGCAACCGTAAACGCGATTGGTATAGAGGTTTCAAGTATGAAGAGGCATTTCCTGAAACTAAGTCAGCGCCAGAATCTAGCGACAAACCTAAGATTGATTTGACCATGGGTAGAGTTACATCTAGGTTTGACCTTGAAGGACGTGATTGGCCTGCTCAGTATACCAACAAGGACGGAAACCCTCTGAAGAAGTGGGACTCAGTAACAACGACGTTAAAAGAGATTGACCCTACTAAACTACACTTTGTCCGTGTTCCAACCGAACATATTATAATTGACTTTGATGCTAAGAACGAGAACGGTGAGAAAGACCTTGCTAAGAACCTCGAACTGGCGTCCGCATATCCTCCAACCTATACAGAAGTATCTAAGTCTGGCGGCGGTGTCCATCTGCATTATTGGTATGATGGCGACCCTACTAAGCTTGCTACGCGTATTTCTGATGATGTTGAAATTAAGGTATTTAATGGCGGGTCTTCCTTGCGCAGAAAACTCATATCTGCTAACGACTTGCCTGTTGTCCATATTTCAAGCGGACTACCACTCAAGGAGGAGAAGAAGTCAATGTATAAAGACGTTGAACACATTATGTGGACAGAGAAAAAGCTTCTTGATTTCATTGACGCATGTCTCCGCAAAGAACACCACGGGGCAACGGCGCCTGAAGTATCGTTTATAGCAAAGGTGCTAGACGATGCATATGATGCTGGTGTTATTTATGATTTGCGACATAAGCAACAAGAAGTATTACGTTTCGCACTCAAGTCAACCAACCAAGCACAGCAATGTTTGAAGATGGTTTCTGAGATGCATTTTTATAGAGTACCGGAAGATGAGAGCGAGTCTTATTCTGAAAGTCTCATTTTACCCGATGAAGATATCGTATTCTTTGACTCGGAAGTATTCTCTAATCTATACATGTTAGGTTGGAAGAAATACGGCTTGGAAGTCCCAGAAACAATCTATAAAGGTCTCGAAGATTGTGCCAGCTTAACTGAGATTGAGACCATCTTGGTTAATGAGTGGTGGACAACTCATGAGAAAGAAATCGGTATTGAAATCAATCCAGCACCTACTCGCGTACGTCATTTATTTGATACATATCCTATGGTTGGATTTAATAACCTCGGATATGATAACCATATTGCTTATGGTCGTATGCAGGGTGATGATGAAATGGAATGCTACAAGCGCTCTCAAGGCATTATCGAAAAGAGAGATAAGCGTGCTAAAATCTGGGCGGCAAACGATATCTCATATGCTGATATTTACGAGTTCCTAGATACTAAGATGTCATTGAAGAAATGGCAGATTAAACTAGGGCTCCGTCATGACGAGTTCGAATACGACTGGACTAAACCTCTGCCAAAACATGCCTGGGGTCGTTGTGCGGCATATATGCTTAATGACGTAACTTCAGAAGAGGAGTTGTTCAAATCCAAAGACGGGCAAGATGCTTGGAACGCACGTAAGGTATTGGCTGAAATCAACAACCTTTCACCTAACGTCAAGACTCAAACTCAAGCTGAGAAGTTCTTATTTGGCGATGACCCGAATCCTCAAGACAAGTTCAATTGGTATGATCTTGCTGAAGAGTTCCCAGGATATACTTTTGATAAGTTCAAGAAGAAGTCTGAATATCTTGGTGAAGATCCATCCGAAGGCGGTTATGTCCATGCAGAACCTGGCGTATATCAGAACGTTATCGTATTGGATATTGCCTCTATGCACCCACATAGCTTGATTGCCATGAATTACTTTGGTGAATATACACCTAAGTTTGCGGCGCTTGTTGAGTGTCGTATGAATATCAAACATGGTAATATCGAAGCAGCCTCTCATGCATTTGATGAGGTAGACCCTGAGCTTGCTGACAAACTCCGTCCATATTTGGAAGGCGGCTCTGTCAAAGGTCTGGCTCATGCGCTTAAGATTATTATCAATATCGTGTATGGCATGACATCTGCACCATGGCCTAATAAATTCAAAGACCATCGTAATGTCGATAACTGTATCGCAAAACGCGGCGCTTTATTTATGATTATGCTTAAGAAGGAAGTTCAAGAACTTGGCTATCAAGTAGCGCATATTAAGACAGACTCAATAAAGATTATCAACGGCGATAAGAAGATTATTGACTACTGTATGAAACGTGCTAATGATTTCAAATACGAGTTTGAACACGAGCATACATATTCTCGTATGGCCTTACTCAACCGTGCAACTGTTATTGCGGAAATCGGTTGGCCTGAAAAAGAGAAGGGTGAATGGGAAGCTATTGGTGCACAATTTGGTAAGAAGACCAACCCATATGTCTACAAGACTTTATTGAGTCAAGAAGAGGTAGACGAGAAAGATTTCTTTATTACTAAGGAAGTTAAGACCGCTATCTATCTTGACGACCAATATGTTGGTAAGAATGCTCAAATTTACGCTTCTGTCACAGGTCGTGAAATCTCCAGAACTCAACCAAGTAACGTAGCTCAGATGATCCAATCGCGATGGATTAAACCTAAGTATATGCTACAACGTGAGATTGCCGGACTTAGCGATTACGAGATTGAAGAAGCTAAGAAGCAGAAGATTGCCAATGAACTCGGTCTCGATATTTACGAAGTTAAACAGATTATTGATAACGGTTTCCCTGATACCATTGTCGACAAGAGTGTGTCTGTAACAGGTACTTCCGGTTATAAATGGGAACTGGCTACTCAATACAAAGGCTTCGAAGATATTGACATGACCTACTATCACAAACTTGTTAAAGACGCTGTTAAAGATGTCTACGCAGTTGGTGATGGCGATATTATTTTCGGCGGAACTAAATTCGCCAACTATGCAAAGGAGTAAAGATGTTTAAGAAAATCAAAGAATGGTTTTCAAAAGACAAAGTAGAAGACGAGCCCCGGCCAATGGGGTTTGTTACTACTGTCAGCGGATTTAAGGACGCTGAGTTATTTGAACCTCGTGTTGAAATCCTTGTAATCCCTGAAGACCAGCAGGAAGTTGTAGGTAGCATCACGAACGCTAAAACTAATGTTCGTATTACCCTACTTGATAATAACATCATCTATTACAATCCTCCTCTCTCTTCCAATATCCTAATGACACCATTCATAGACCTTGAAGAACTAAATGGTATTTTAGTTACTATGCGTGAACAAGGTATCCGTGGCGTCTTAGGTTGGAATATGCCGGTTTAGGAGGACTGGGAGATGTTATATTTAATAGACTCAACTGTACAGAGCCCAAACCGAGTTATGTTTAAGGCGGTTGATTTCTTTGAGAGATATGGTGTTAAGTATAAGATATTATCTACCTATAAAAAAACACGAATGGGTGGTGGCGAATACACACCTAAACTATCTCGTGAGTTGGCTGCGAAGATTGTGCGATATTTCGATTACAACATCAAGGAAATCTGTAAATCACCAAACTCATCATATACTAAATATATGTCTAAATGTTCACCTCAGGCTAAACGGGATTTGAACTCTGGCCGTATTTATGACATGACCTGTTCGCAGTTTATCGATTGGATTGCTGAGAACCCCTGCATGCTAAAGATTACCGTCTTGTATGATGACGAACGGGATATTATCATATCTCATTTCAAAGAAGAGGACTTGCGTATGTTCGTGCCTAAGGAGTATCGGTCGGTTAGACGTAACCAAATCCAATATACCGTCCTTAGCGAACTAGGATTGGCGTCGCCTCTTGAAGAAGACCAACCTGGTGCACAATGGTATAAGAATAAGAAGCCTAAGGGCAAAAAAGTACAGTCCTCTATATAGAAAGAGAGGTAAATTAATATGGAAAAACTGTTTTCTAAAGCTAAGAAGGCTGAGTAAATTACTCGGCTTTTCTTTTTTTTTGTTTGGTTTATGTCGCAAATCGAAATGACCGATATAAACGAGACTGCTATATATCTAAAGGAGAACTAAAATGAAAAAACAAACTACACTTAAAATTGCTGCTATGGGTATCGCTCTTTTCGGAACTGCTGTTATTACCGAGTCTGTATTTGCGGATGTAACTAAAGCTGAAGGCTCTACTGAGCTAGTTGCCACTGACCCAGAAGTCACTGTAACTAAGAAAGAAGAAGACTCAATTTGGTCTGATGTTGAAGTTAATATCAAGACCGATATTCCTGATGAAGTCCCAATCAACGAAGGTGATAAAATGACCTTCAATATTCCGGAAGAACTTAACTTGGAAACAAGCTATAACTTCCCAGTCTACAACGAGACCGGAGAAACTGAAGTTGGTACTGCTGATGTGCAAGCTAACGAACGTACTGTAACTACAACGTTCAATAATTATTTCCAAGACCATCCGCTGGACAAATCTATCAGCCTGAACTTCCATACCCAAATCAACCGTGAAATCGTGCAGGAAAATACTAAGCGTAATATCAACTTCAACGGAACTATTGTTGAGCTTAAGGCCGGCTCTAAGGGTACTATCAACCCTAACGAGGAGCTTTATAAATACGGTTACCAAGACCGTGCTGACCAGAACCTTATCCACTGGGTTGCCCGTCTCAACTACAAGCGTCAGACTATGGAAGACGTGAATATCGCCGACACTTGGTCTGATGATCAAGATTATGTTGAAGGTAGTCTTATTTACAGCTACGTGAAAGACGTTGATCCATGGGTGTATGACTCACCTGCTACTCAAGCTCAGGCAAATACTAAATTCAACAGCAATGGGTTCACAACCCATATCGACAAGATTGAAAACAAAATCTTAATGGTTGAATATAAGACTCGTCTGCGTACACCAGTTCAATATAACCCTACCAATCTATTTACTGCAAGCTGGAATGGAGGGTTTGTATCACACGAAGCTGAGACTAAGCTGT